GCTATACAATCTACTGTTCCAGCGATACCTAACTGCTTGCTATACATTGATCCTTCAAGACTATGTATATTATCAATCTTTGCAAGTTCTGGTTTAGCAAGTTTGAATAAGATATCAGACAATGGTTGAACTTGTGGGAGTTCTTCATTGTAGAGATATTTTTCTACAAGGGTGTGCATGTCCGTACCACGACTAGTAGCCTTTTTTGTAATACGATCTGCTTCTTCATTACCGACTCTCTTTCTCCAGTCTTCAAAGATCTTACGATTATGATGACTAGTAATAGAAGTAATGGAGACCAACTTTAGAAGGTCTCCATTATCAGGAACTTTATAGAAACGAACTCCATCAATATTCTCCCGTTGAAGTTTAGGGAGATCAATTTCTACATGATTAAACATAATTTATCAAAGTCTGAGTTCGTTTTTAGCTACTAAGTACTCTTTACAAAGTCCAGATCTAACAATATCTTCAAGACCAAATTCAATAATATCGAATGAAGGCATTGCTCTAAGAATAGACATGAAATCTACGATTCCATTTCTTTCATTTGTTTTTGTTAGATCAGTTTGTGTTGCATCACCACAGAATGCAATCCGAGTATTCTCACCAACTCTTGTAATTATACTATCGAGTTCATGAAAATTCAAGTTCTGGAATTCATCAACGATAACAATGGCGTTATCTAATGTTGTTCCTCTGAGGAAAGAAGTGGACCAGAAACTGATAGTTCCTTGAGTTTTAAGATTACCGTACAGCATCTCAAAATCTGCATCTGTAGGCATCTCAAACATATACTTTACCATATTCTTGTATGGAATTTGATAAAGAGATGATTTATCTTCATGATCTCCAGGAAGGAAACCAATTTCACGGGTTGCAACTAGAGAACGAACGATATAAATCTTTTGATATGGAGAGTTTTCATCTAGTACATCCTTAATAGCATTGTATAACGTAATAAATGTTTTACCCGTACCAGCAGCACCATATGCAACTATTTGTTTATCATCTGCATATGAATCGAATAACCTCTGCTGATTATCTGTTAAAGGTTCTATATCGATTAAGAAATCGTTGTTAATCGGTTTCTTGCGCTTCATTTGTTTTGTAGTCAATCCAACTCCAATGGGTTGGTCTCCATTGTTCTTTCTCTTTTTTGGCATAAGCTTTAGATAGGTTTGACGTAGGATCCAGGGGCTTCCGATGCCTTCTTAAGCACATCATTCCATCCAGGATTTTTATTGACGAGTTTATCTTTCCACTCGCCAACCTCACCCACACCAGGCATGGTTGACGGGTCAGAGTAATCTCTCGTCCATTCGGGATTGTCTTCTCTCCACTGATCCCAGTCATGAATGCTCATCTTCACTTCTTTTTGCTCACCAGTTTTGGTATTTACAACAGGATATGTAGCCATAATTTAAAGCACCGGACAATTGTATTTATCAACCGCGTTGATCACACGTTCTCTTAGTTCTTCTTTCAAATAAGATGGACCAAGATACATTGATTTGGGTCTCATATTAAAATCTTTTCCTGATAATGTCTTAATATACCATATTGCACCACCAAAAGAATGACCAGCATCATCACATATGGGATCAGCAAAGAAGTTATAATCAGGATACTTAGATGTAAGCAATTCATTAATCATTACATTATGGAACACTCCTCCTGACAGAACAATATTCTTACAATCATTCATTTTCATTGCCTTCTCTACGACACAAATGACTTTCTCTTCTAAATCTTTTTGTATTCTATAAGCCATATCAGCTCTTTGTTGAAATGAAGAATCATTTTCTTTATCATACTTTTTCAATTGAGGGTAAAGATTTGCGTTCAACAAAATACAATTAGACACAACATCTGAAACTTCTTTCAATTCATTATCTTTATGAATGAAAGATGGTATTTCATCATTTGGTTTCCCGTAGCAAGAAAGACCCATTGTTTTTCCGACATCTTCTTGGTGAAATCCAAGAAAGCAAGTTACCGATTCATAACAAACTGGAACGGATATAGGTTGTACAAGATGAATTTCCGTATCTTCACACCCCGATATGGTCTCATACCAATCTTTATAATCTTCTTCAACACATTCTAAAGAGGGATAACATCCTTCTAAATTTACATTTCTTGTCCAGTCAGATGAAATTTCCTTATATAAAAGTTCCCATTCATCAAAATGTGCTCCCGATTTAAAGATTGAAACATGTTCATATACTCTCACTCCAAACCTTAGTTCATTACTCTCAGAACCATAGCGTTCAACTGCATCTACATCAGGTACAATGTCTCTTGCTGCACCAACCCATCCCCAACCATCCATAACAATTGTAGTAGCTTCTTTGAATGGTGATAAATGATATCCACATGATGCATGATTAATGTGGTGAGAAGATCCATACAGGTACTTCCAGGTTTGATCGAATTCCATTGGATCAACCCAATCTTTCACTTCAAAATTTTCTTTTTCTAGTTGATTCAAAAATCCTTCTCGTTCTACAGAAGTTAGATTCAAAAATACAACCAAGCATAGAGTATTAGTATACTTTTTTACCTCCTGTATAGCGTGAAAAGGATACTTACAATCTCTTTTTAGACGACTTACTCTTTCTTCTTTTATAAAGAAAACTACTTGCTGATCTCTCATCAAACAAATACTACCACCATGACCAGCAGTACTGATTCCCAATACCCAATTGCAATCACCATATCTTACATTATCATCAATCACATCTTCAATCTCATCTTCCTGAAGCATTGATTTCCATTCTTGATCGGAAATCATTAAATCTTTAATTTCTTGATCTATCATAGTTGTTCACCCTCCTCTATATACCCCTCTTGTCCCCAAGGTTTTCTAAACATTTGTACACCATCACGTTTTACATAATTTTCGATAGTTGTTCTCAATTCATCCTTAGAATATTCTTTACCTAGGTAACAATTTTGACCACTATTATCTGGAAGACCCATTCTTTGCTGATACCAATCTATAGCAAGCCCCAAAGATTGACCAGCATCATAAGGAATAGGATCAACAAAGAATTTCATATGTGGAAATTTCTCTGCAAGAACACTGTTACCAACAACGTTTAAAGCACACCCCCCACTCAAAACTATATTCTTACATTTATAGTTTTCATCTATAAATTTAACTCTTTCGATGAATACTTTTTCTAAGGCTTTCTGAATAGAGTAAGACAAGTTTGCCTTCTTTTGAATTGAATCATTGACTGTCTTTAACATAGGGTAACAGTCTTCATTTAAAATTCTACTTTGAGAAAACAAATTCTTGTTACATAATATAGAATCTTCGTTAATAAACATAGGTGGTAACGAATCATCTTCTTCTCCATAAGAAGAAAGTCCCATCGTCTTACCACACTCTAGTTCACTGTACCCAAGGAATGCAGTAACAACACCATACATAACTCCAATATCAATATGTTCTGTGACTTCTATATTCTTTTTCTGAGAGAAAAACTTTTTAACAGTTTTGTAAGGAGCAGGATCATTCCTCACTTTTCCCAAAGCTTGTCTTTCCATAAGCTCTTTGAGTCCATCTGTTCTTATAGGGTCATATATTGCATATTTTTTCAACAAACTAAGTCCACCACCCTTCTTTATATGAAAAATAGATGTTGATTCATCGGCAACAATATCATCAAACTCAGGAAGATTAGCAGTACCTCCAAGAGAATAATTACAAGAAGCACTAGACCCCCATCCATCTAAAACTAAACATATAGCTTCATCAAACGGAGAAAAATAAAATCCACAAGTAGCATGGTAATTATGATGAAAATAAGAAATTTCTACAATTGATTTTAGACGCCAATTTCCAGATCTATCTTTTATTCCATACTTTCTAAGGTCATCTAATATTTGTTCTCTCCGTTCTTCCATATCTATGTTACACATCAGTATTTTATCTAATGTATACGTGTAATCTGAAATTTTAGAAAGGCATTTTAAAGGTAATTGAGAATCATGCTTCACTCTACTAATTCTTTCTTCATTTAAGAATAGAACTATTTCTCCATGATGTAACAATGTTATGTTAGCATCATGCCCAGCGACACTAATAGCCAATACCCATTCATAATCAGTCATCACAATCATCCTCTACTAACATATCAATTTCAGGAAAGTAAACATACGAAATTGCTGAATTTTTTAGAGTATGTAAAGCATCCTCTGGAGTTTCTACCATGGGTTCTCCAGCTAGATTAAATGACGTGTTAAGTAGTAAAGGAACCCCAGTGCGAATATAAAATTCAGAAATTAATTTATGATAATGTGGATTATCAATTCTCTTAACTGTTTGAATTCTACATGTATTATCTACATGAGTTACTGCAGGAATTTCTTTTATCTTATCTTCTTTAACTTTTAAAGAATAACTCATGTATGGAGATTCACCCACGTACTCAGTATGAAACCATTCACTTGCATACTCATTCAAAACACTACCAGCAAAAGGTCTAAACTCCTCTCTCCTTTTAATTGTGTTTACAATATCTTTTCCGTTTTTATTCCTCGGATCAAAGAGGAGAGATCTATTTCCTAATGCTCTGGCTCCTGCTTCAGAACGTCCTTGGAATATAGCAACTACTTTTTGTTCGAGTATTTTATCGATTACATCACCGTAAGTTACATTGTTTAGGATTTTCATAAGTTAAGACAAATATAAAGAGGTCAGTGGATTTTTTTCTGTTGATTTGGTTAGTTTATAATAAAGCCATTTTGCTGCACCTAAGGCAGTACCAGCATCATAGCACACTGGATCAACATACAAGTTGATCTCAGGATCAATGTCTAAGTATTGATAGTTATTTAAACAATTAAGAGCATACCCTCCACTTAAAACAACATTCTTACATCCAGAAATTTCAACTGCTTTGGTAATTAATCTCTTGGTATGCTTAAGAGATTCTTCTTGAAGTTTATTTGCAATATCAGCTTTCATATCAAAATCAAATTGAGTCCAAGATGTTCTCCCAAATGGATACCTATCCTGTTTACTAAGATTATCATGCAATTCTTCAGTGGTTATCCAAACTCCATTCATTTCTCTAAACCACTCAATCTTTCTCCACCATCTAGGATCTTCCTCTGGAAATGAATGGAACAATTCATATCCTTCATACCCTTCATCCAAACAATGAGAAGACAATCCCATTACTTTACCGGCATCATCTCCATCACGCCATCCCAAATCACGTCCAAATAAATTAAATAAACAACCATTACTCATGGTATGAGAGACAACATTGTCTCCATACTTTTCACAAAAAATATCATCACTCTGTACATCTCCCGCATGGGTGGCACCCTCGGTCCAACCGTAGTGTTTCCAAAGAGGTTGAGCTCCAGATTTATAATCTACTTTAAATATAGTTTCTAATTCTCTAAAACAATTTCTAGAATTATATCCTAAAAGATCTACAACGTCTTTTTCATTTTCATAAACAGATCCACCACCATCTAAGACAAGAGCAACTGCTTCATCAAATTCAGATCCATAAAAACCACTACAAGCATGATATATGTGATGATTTTCTTTTTGAAAAACAATTTCATCCCAGGTAATACCTTTGCTTTTCATTGATCTTATATAATTTTCAATGATTAGATCATCATAGTCGCCATGATCCTTAATGTAATGATTTCTATCAAAAGAACTAAAAATAATATAATCTAAATGAGTTGTGTGCTTAAAAAGTTCTTCAGCAAAATGAATTTCATACTCACCATCCAGCAACAGATCTATATCATCAAGTCCTGGACAGTAACTTTTAATTCTATTGACTCTTTCATCTTCTAACAAAAATTTAATTTCATTATCTACCAATAGACAAGATGATGCGTGATGAGAGATGTTAATTCCTAATATTTTCATTTTCTTATGCGTTGGGTGAAACAAGAATTTTACCTTCTTCAGGTAAATATAGATACTCTATGAAGTCATCGGATTTTAAAGCGTTTATTGCGTCATCAATTGTATGAACTAAAGGTTCTCCTGCTCTATTAAATGATGTATTACCCAACATTGGTGGATGCATTGGAACTGCACGATTAAATGCTTTAATTATTTTACTGAGGGTGGGATTTTGTTCTGGAGATACAGTTTGAATTCTACAAGTATTATCATTATGAAGTATAGACTCCATCATATATCTATTGTTAGAGTCTTTCAACTTAACTGCATAAGACATAAAAGGACTAGATTTCATTCCTTTCATATCAAACCAATGTGGAGCAGATTCCTCATCAATAACTCCAGCAAAAGGTCTCCACGACTCTCGGTTCTTGAGTTTATTAACACGAACTCTACCAACAGGCATTTGGGGATCCCAAAGAATAGATCTATTTCCTAAAGCTCTTGGTCCAGATTCTGCCCTACCTTGAAAGATTGCAACAATACACTGATTTGCTAGAAGTTCTATTACTTGCGTTAAATCTTCCTCTACCTTTAATGTCTTCATTACGATGCTATAAAGTTTACTTTTATTTATTCAGTCCATTCCATTGCTTCAGCAACAGCGGGGAATTGCTCACAAAAGACTCTCTTAGCGTCTAGTGCAATGTCCATATGCTCCTTCTGTGTGCCGTTTGCAGAGCGCAAATCGATATAATGGATCCAAGACCTCACAGAACCCGTCATGTAGATTTTAGTGGGCACAGCGAGAGGAAGCACAAAACGAGCACACTCCTTTGCAATATCAGCATCCAACATTTCTTGATACAATTTCATTCCCTCTTCAAAGTGCTTCTGTATCTTGATCTGGAACTCTTGACGGACAAACGGGTCAATATCATCAATAGAATTCTGACGATTCTTGGTGTCTTGGCGGC